TCTTATTAAATCTTTGTTGTTCAGTAACTTTTCTTTGTTCTCTTTCTTTATCTAATAAATATTCTCGACCTATGCCACGTTTATCCATTAAACCACGAGTAACTAAATCAGCTATAAAACCTACACCACCACCTATAGTAAAATCATCTAAAGTGCTTTCAAAAATAGGAACTTTGTCACTATAAATACCTCTTGCTACAGCATTTTGTGCTACTCCTGCAAAAGCTTCTTGAGCTCCTTCTATACCACCTGATTGTAAAGCAAACATCAATCTGTCACTGGGTAATAATTTACCTGCTGATTTAGGAACATATCTTAAAAATCTTGCAGGTGTAATTGTTTCTGTAAAACCAATAGCACCACCTAATGTTTCTGCTAAAAATTCTTGGAATGGAGAAACTTCTTCTCCCAGTGCTTTAGCTTGTTCCATGGTTCTACCAGCTATTGCTATACCGCTTGGCACAGCTAAACCTGAAACACCTGCTATACCTGCTGCTGATTGTCTAGCAAATTTTTCTGCAGGACTTAAAGCTTGAAAACCTTTAGTGCGTTGTGCAGCTTTAGATGCTAATGTACCTGGAACAAAATAAGAAGCAAATGAACCAAGCCCTTGTCCTAGTCCTGTAGAGTAAGCATCTTCATAACCTTTTAACGGACTATAAGTATCACTTACAGCCTCTTGAGCATCTCTTAAAAGATTACCTACAGCACTATCATTACCTTGGTCAAAATAATTTACAACACCCTCTCCTGCAGTAAGAAAAGAATTGATAAATCCGCCTGGTATTTGTTTAACTGCATTAAATACTTCACCACCAAAAGTTCTTTCCACTTCTTCTATATAAGGTGTGTAATATCCAGGATATAATTCAGCTAAATGATTTTGCAAAGCAATTAACTCTTGATCACCAAGATTATCTTTTATCTCTATTACTCTGCCATCAGGTAGTCTATGTAAACTCATTTTTAACTATCTGGTTTTTTCTCTATAAGATTGCCACCAGGTGGAACATATTTCAAACCTAACTTACCATATAAATTCCTTCTAAGAATTTCAGCTTGTTCGAGCTTTTGTGCTAATAAAGCTTCTTGTGCTGGAGTTGGAACACCTATAGTATCTTCAAGTATAGCTGTAATTTCAGCCTGAATTGTAGCAATTTCTCCTGCAAGAACTCTATTACCAGTATTTTCAGCCTGAACTCTAGCAATATCAATTCTTTCTAAATCATTAGCAAGTTTAAATTCTTCTATTGCTTGTGCTCTTTGAGCAGATGCTGCTTCAAGACTACGTTTTCTTTGTTGCTCTCTGACAGCAGGTAAACCTCTAGCTGCTGTTCCAAGTTTAACTCCAGCCTCACCAAGATTTTTAGAACCACCAATAGCTTCTGCAAGTGCTCCTAAAGCATATACATCTAGCTCTCTTTGTCTATCTTCTTCTGTAAATGGTTCTATTTCTACTACAGGTAAATTTAAAGCTGCTACTCTTTCAGCTGCACTAGGTGTTTTTGTTTTTGTTTCTGTTTCTGGATCATCTAAATTCATATTTTTATATAGCTTACTAAAGTCAAATTTTGCTGGCTCATCCTCTGGATTAAAAAAATTGTAAAGTGGACTAATGGAACCAAGTCCAAGTACGCTCAAGCCACCATAAAATTTCCCTGGATTGTTTTTCCTAAAATTAGAAATAGCAGTAGTAAATCTATTAAACATACTTGGACCTGCTGGTGGTATAACAGCTGGAGGTGGTATAACAGCTGGAGGTGGTATAACAGCTGGAGGACCACTAATTGTAGGTGGTACGACTGGAGGAGCTCCTCTGCTGCCACCTACGTATGGAACCATTGATGTGCCTTTTCCTCTAGAAACAACTGCAGGTACAGTTACGGGTGCTGGTAAAGCTGGTGTTGCAGAACCCAGACCTAATCTATTACGGGCTGCTTGAAATATACTTGGACCATACCTAGAGGCGGCTTTTATACCTGCTCCTCCAAGAGCTAATGAAGCAAGATCACCTATACCCATTTGTCTGTCTTCACCTACAGTTAAATCTAAAACTCCTTGACCAAAAGGTGAATCACGTAAATTCATCAAAGCTCCTTGTATAGGATTATCTTTTCTATACAACTTGTCATATTCACTTATTACATCACCTAACGATAAATCACTTGTATCTATACCTTCACGTCTTAATCTATCTCCCATAAAACCATCTAAAGCAAGTTCTTTTCTTCTTTCTGCACTTGCTTCTGCACCTGCTAAAACATTTGATGCTATTTGATCAGGATCAAAAGACTGTAAATTTAAGGGTTGTCTTTGTATAGATTGAGATTCTCTAAGTCTTTCATTATAAATAGATTCTGCATTTTGATTGGCAAAAGCTATAGCTTCTTGTGTAGTAGCACCTGGTCTTGCTGCCATATATTCTTCTATCATTCTTCTTCTAAAATCGTCTAACGTGCCAATATTTGTACCTGGTAAAGAAGTTAAACCACCATTAGCCATCATCTGCATAGTAGAAGGCGGTGCCATGCTCGATAACCCAGTATCTGGTGAAGGGGATGAGGAGATTCCAGGCATACTTGACATAGCACCTTGATTAGTAAATTCCATTACAGCTTCTTCAGCCACTGTTGTTTCAGGGCTATTCATTTTTGCTGTTTGGTTTTCATACATTTTCTTTAACTGTGTACGTCTTTGTATTTCTGATAAAACTAAGTATTGTGGATATCTAGAATTAGGATTATTCATAAACTCTACAAGTTGATCTTGTGGTACAAACTCTAATTCATTTGCAATACTGATTAAACTCATATTAACTCAATCCCCTGTACAGTCCTAAACCACCTAAACCTAAACCTAGTGCTTGTTGGAATAATCCTGGTTGTTGTTGGAACGTACTTACATTTTGTTGCGGTGATACAGGCACACCTCTTAAAAGATTACTAAAGAAGCCTAGTTGCTGTTTAGCAAAATCTTGTTGTCTTAAAAAGTCTTGATATCCTGTATCAAAAGCAGCTTGTTGTAGTGCTCTTTGTTGTGAACCTATACCTTGTAAAGCTCCTATTCTTGCCATAGCATCACGATTAATATCGCCTCCTAATCCTCTAAGAAAATTAGCTGATTGTAGATTCATCATTTGATCACGATTAAATTGATTTGCTGCTCTATCAAATGCAGCCTGTGACCCACGCACTTGTAAATCATCTAACTGTTGACCCAAATTCTTTTCTCTTTCAGCTTGTAATATAGCTTCTCTATAACCACCTAAACCTCCAGACAAAGCAGCTTTAGAACCTATTTGATCACCTCTAGCTTCAGATTGTCTAATAGCTTCTCTTTTAGCGACATCAGTTACAGCTTGTTGATAAGGCGACATAAAAGTATCTATGCCTTCTTGAAAGCCCATTTGATTTTGTATTCTGCTTTCTGCATCACTAAACTGTGATGGTGTGCCAGACATAGCATAACCCCTAGTCATAGCCTGTGCTGCTAATTCATCAGGTGAAAAGAAAGCTAATCTTTGTCCACCATATGGGGTATAGCCTTGTAAAGATTCTGCTTCACCACGTCTCAACAACCTTTCAAATTGTGGTTGAACGTATGGTGGTAAATTAGTTTGTGTAGTTGTTACTTCTTGAGGGCTCTGTGAGCCACCTCCGCCTCCGCCTCCAAATGACATTATTTCTTCTCCTTAAATACTTTTTCAAACATGACCGCTTGTTCTTTCCATTGGTCATCTTCTTTTACTGTTAAAAATCTTAAACCTTTTCTACCTATAGCTTGTATACCATCACATTCATTTTGTTTAGCCCACTTCTCTAAAATTTTCCAACCATCTTTAATCCAATCATCTTTATGGCTACCACCTAGTAATACTACTTCTAACATCTTTAGTCCTGTAGCATAGGTCACCATTTGTGTAGTAGCACAAGCTGTTATTTGTTCAGTATCAGGTTTTATAACTATCCATAAATGCTGGCTACCATTCTTGAGCTGTGTATAAACTGTATGTAAATTATGTCTGCCGTTTGATCTCTTACAAGCTCTATTTATAAACAAACTTACATCGTTCCAAACAACATCTATATGTTGTGGCATAACAGCAGATATAACCATACTGTCTGTTAATTTATGTGTTTCTACTACGTTTTGTTGCATCATGCTGGTAATACCTTACTATCATTTATTTCTTTAGCTTGAGTAGTTGTACCAGTTTTATCTAAACGTATTCTATCAAGCATTTCATCTAACTTCTTTGCACCTGCATCACTACTACCATCTCCTAGCATAGAAACAGCATCAGCTGGAACAACATATTCATCTTGTGATAAAGCTACTCTTTGTCCATTTCTACTTGTATCGCCTATACTGCCAAAGATATCATCTGCCATACCACCTTCTAGAGAACCTTTAATCATGCCCTCTGTTTGAGCATCAGGTTCTATTGAGGCTAAAACTCCTCTTCTTAGTTCTCTAAATATTTCAGGTCCATACTTATCTACAAAAGCAGCTATTACTGAATCATCTGATATATTGCCTAACAAAAACTGTACTACTTGCACTGTTAATGGATCATTCTGAAGTTCAGTCATTCTACCAGTTTTCATTTTAGAAATTATGCCGCCCATAGAAAACTTATCTGTTTTAGCTGCAATTTTTTCTACACCTTCTTTACCCTTTGGTCCAGAATCATACATAGCTTTTAAACCCTCTGGTAGTTTATCAACTTCCACACTAGTGCTTTCCCCTGCTGACATACCAATTACTTTAGGTTGCATAGGATTCATAAATCCAGGAAATCCAACATTAGGACTTATAGGAAAGTTAGTTTGTACAGGTGGGTTTACTGGTAAAACAGGTCCTCCTACCATAATTGGATCAGGACCTCTAACAAAACCACCTGGAGGAGTAGGTATTACAGTGCTTACACCAGGAGGTGGAGGCACTATAGCATTACTCATGCCAGGGTCTACAGGGAAAACAGGGTTACGTTTATTAAACTCATCTCCTACTTCATAAATTGGTCTAGGCATTACTGGTCTAGGTGCTATCGGACCTCTAGGTGGCATTGGTATAGGTGCTATTGGTCCTAAATCAGAAAAATCTCCTGGTTCTGGAATTGATGCTACATCATCAAAAATTGGTTTTGGTGCTAATAAATTTGGAATACCAGGTAGTACAGGTGGTTCTTGTTTAAGCACTGGTGGTAAAAAAGAAATAGCAGGCTCACCTTCCTCTAATGATGGTTCAGGAGGATCAATTACATCATCACCAAATGGCTGTATAATTGGATCACCAGGATTTCCTGGTGGTCCTGATGGTGGTCCTTCGATTGGTGGCTGTGGTATTGGGTTAGGATCAGGGTCTGGGTCAGGTAACAATGGTGGATCAATTGGCTCTGGTGGTACAAATGGACTAATTGTTATTGGGTCTGATGGTGCAAATGGATTTATTACACTAGGTATGCCTTGCATCGCTGAACCATAAAACTGTTGATATGCAGGAGTTCCTGTAGGATTAAACATAGGTACTGCTGGTGTTGGTGTTGGTGTAACACCTACATCGTTACCCGCACCTACTCCTGCTGCTATACCACTAGCTGTAGGAGTCGTATTACTAAAATAACTAAACTCAGGCATAAAACCTGGCATAAATCCTGCAGGTATAGGATTAGCTATTCTTTGAGGTATAAATTGACCTGCACCTAATGGACTTTCTGCTCCTATACCACCGCTACCATTTATTCCTGATGTCATTTTATTAACATAATCTTGTATTAAACCTAAACTACTAGGATCAGGCATCATAAAATCTGCAGTGCTTCCACCTTCTTGTAATTTACTTAGACCACCCTTTTTACTAAATTGCGGTACAAATGTTCCTGGTATTGGCTCTGGATATCTTGCATACATTTCCTCTAGCCTTCTTCTTTCATCTGCATCTAGTTGATCAAGATACCTTTGAAACTCTTCTTGACTTTCCATAATAGCTGTACCACCCATACCTATTCCTGCAGGTATATAAGCTCCTGGTTGCATAAGACCGCCTAATAAATTGCTTGCTCCAGTACCTAAACTAAATCCTTGTGATCCCTTAACTATTCCACCCGTTAATGGGTCAATAGTTCCTGGTGCTCTAAATGCATCCTGTAAATTTTGAAACATTGTAGGGTCTGCTGCTGCGGCTCCTGCTTCTGCTATAGGTGCAACATTAAATGGTAAAGAAGCTGCTACATCTGCAGCTGCTGTTTGACTAGCAGCAGTTTGTCCTAAACTTTCCATAACAGCATCTTGTAATGCTGTATCTGTTACTTGTTTTGTACCTAAATTTGCTACTGCTTCTTTTGCTGCTGTACTTGCTGTTTGTGTTGCATCTGCGGCTGTTCTTGCTGCTGCTCCTGCACCCTGTAGTGCAGTTCCTAAACCATAACCTGTTAATCCAGCTAGCAATCCTTTTCTAAGATCACCAGTCACAGCATATTGTGCTAAACCTGAACCTAGTGCACCTGCTCCAATCGTACCTAAAGCAGTGCCACCTAATAAGGATGAGCCTAAAAATGAACCTAACAATGGTGCAAGAAATGGTAAGAAAGCTTCTGGTTGTCCTGTCTCAGGGTTTATTGTAATAGGCATAGCTGAAGCTAACCCTCTGACTTCTGCAGGGTTAACATGTAATAACATAGAATCGCCAAAACGACCCTGTGCTGCTACATTTTTTGCTTGTTGTTGTAAATTCATAATTATCTATCCTCAGTAGTTTCGCAGCCAAATGCACTAAAACTTAAATCTCCTGTGCTTGCATATACTCTAATCACGTCTGTTTGATTAAGAGTTATACCAATAACATGAGCTTCACTTGTATTAGCTGCTATTGATTTATCATAAAATAAATATTCTTTATTACTCGTAGTTGCACCTGCAACTGATATATTTATTCTGTATGTTCTTGCAGAACCAGAACGATTACATATTACTAATGAACTAATAGTAGTTTGTGATTTATCTGGTACTGTATATAAAGTTGTTTCAGTCGTTCCTGATGGAGCACTTTGTCCTAATACTTTTAAACTATCAGACACTACTTGCTCCCATTAATAAAAACTGATGTCTTCTTACAGCCTTACTTACATTAGATTGTTGTAATGTTTGTGTATTACCTACATCAGAATTTATGTCTTGTATTGCTTGTTCAATTAATCTTCTTGTAACTAATTCATTTTGTTGATCATACTCTTGATCAGCTATTGGTAAAGGTATTGATGTTTTTGCTGCCATTATCTTCTACCATCCTGTCTTAATTCTAATCTGATATCCCCTAGTCTCCAACTAAAATTATCTGAATTATCCTCTATTCTTATGGCACTTTGTCTACTTCTAGCCCTAATATTTGTAAAAGTTGAATTAGGAGTAACATTCACAGTAGATAAAGTAGATAAACTTTCTAATGGATAATCTCTACCTTTGATCGTAAATGTTACTGTATTACCTGTATCTGATGAACCTCTATACTTTAAGTCTGGAATGATCTTAGAAACTAACATGTACCTTTCCCCAGCAGGGTCTAAATCAAAATCAGAAGATTCTATAAAAGCATTAAAGGTACTACCATCTGCACTATGACCAAACTCATGATTGTACAAATAATTATTATCAGTAGTATCATTTTTACTAGCAGCAATAGGATAACTTAGCTGATAAGCAGAGTTCCAAGCTGTTCTTACAAAACCATCGTTAGTAGTACCTATACTCCATGATTGTTCTAGATAGTTGTATATAACATATCTATCTATTTCTGTAGAACTAGCACTTGGATAAAACCATATTATTTCATTATGTTCTGGTATAGCTGCAGCAAATATTTTGTAAATTTGATTTTGATTTATATCACCAAAAACATGATCTAATACAGTGCATGGTAATCTTTGTGCAGACCCTGCATATTGATAAAATGCACCATTATCCATGAAGTAAACAATATTACCTGCTGTTGCCGCAGCATTAGGAGATGCCATAGACATTCCTGTTGCTACTTCATTAAAACTAAATATAAAAGGTTGACCAACAAAACGCATGGATACTATGCCAACATCTGTCCATATTAATATTTCTTGTCTTGTTTGTAAGGCTCCAACTATTGTACTTCCTTGTGATAACTTAACACCACCTGCACTATTGGTTGCTGTTGGTGTCCAATCAACTGCATTTTCTGAATCAGAAAAACGAACTAATAACGGGTCAATATTCGTTGAGCCTATCGGATTACAACCAAAAGCAATAACGTGCCTATCGACATCTGACATCATTATTTGTAAAACTTTTACTGGCGTATTGCTAGCACCTGCTCTACTGCTAGCAGGCACAGCTCTTGTACCTAACCCTGAAGATTCATCCCAATAATATAATTCTCCATATCTTGGTGCAGCTATGACATCATCACCAAAATTATCAATGCTCCATAATCTCAGCTGATTAGTTAAAGATATTTCAGTATCTGATCCCCAACCTCCAGCACCCCAAGTTGTAGCACCCCAACCTGATGATCTTACATAAACATCTAAACCAGTATTAGTTTGATAAGCACCTACTGTTGAACTACCACCATCTCCTGTATCACTAGAATTAGCAAGAACTGCACTACCGCTTGTATCTTTAGCTTCTATGGTATATGAGTTAGGAGTGACTATAGTTGCTATTTCATATTCTTGATTTAAAACAGCATCAGTAATATTTCCACCTAATGTTGCTGCATTAGTAAAAGTTACAAAATCTCCTTTAACAGCTCCATGTGCAGTATCGTTTACAGTGATAGTAGCATCATCATCTGCTACTTTAGCAAAAGTAACATCACCAGCTCCTGTTGTACTTCTCACTGGTGTTATATCATGAAATACTGTTCCTTGCTTTGCATATAATTTTTTATGCGTACCTAATAAAACATATTCAGAAGCAGTAGATGATTTATATAAATGTATTTTTCTACAAGTACCTAAAAAACTATTTGTAGAATTTTTTTCCCAACCTCCAATCTTTTCAGGTCTGCCTTTTCTAAATCTAATTTTATCTGCATCAAACCATCCTCCTTCATTAGAGTAATTTGTTCCCTCTTTATTAATGCCTGGTTTAAATACAAATTTTTGTAACGCCAAAATTACACCTCATACCATTCTTTATTATCCCAAAGCAATGCTTCAGCTTCTCTCCTGCGTACTAAACCTTGTGAAACTTCACCACCTGCTTTGTTCCATCTTCTTATTTCTTTTGGAACTTCATCGAAATTTTGTTGATTAATTTTTTTTAACATTGTACTTTCTCTAAAGTTTTTTGGACCTAAATTGTATACCCATGAACAAAGAGCATCGAACTGATGTTGTTCTAAAGACACCTCTACATACTTATTAACGTAGTCTTCATATTCAATTATATCACCATCGAATCTTTCATCTGCATATGATTGGCTCCAAACATCTCCTTTTTTTACATCTTTAGTGGCTCCCCATCCATTTGTCCAAACTCCTGCCTGACATTGATAGGCTTCTAATTTGCAGCCTTCAAACTTTTTAATTAAGGCTTTACCTTCTTCAGATATATTCATCTTACTCTCCTTTATCTTTGTGCGATGCACCAAAATAGAAAGATATAATTGCACTAGCCAAACCACCTAAGTAACCAAGCACAAGATTGATAAGAGCTTCTGAGTTCTGTTCTGGTGGCTGTAGTGTTACTAAAAATATATAACCTAAAAAGCCACCAATAGTAGCTACACCTATTATTCTTGCTGTCCAATCTTTAGAAAAATATTTTCTAGCATCTTGCTTTTCTTGTGCTTCAAGAGCAAAAACATCAACTTTATGTTTTGCCATATCTGCTTCAAACTTTAATTCAGCTTCTTTGATTTTAGCTAAGTCTTCCATAGATGGATTTTGAACTACTTGCTGTATAGCTTTTTCATTGTTAGGAACTCCTAATATTTCTGATAACATCTTACCAGCAGCTCCGCCCATTGGTCCGCCTATTGCAGCACCTAATGTAGGTGCAAGACTACCAACAGCTTTTTTTAATATATTTTTCATAATATTACCTCTCTGTATAAACCTTTATAGGTTTGTTTTTACCTTTGACTTTTATTTGTCCTAATGATTTTAATTTATAAGAGCTAGCTTTCATAGTATGTTCTGCTATCACTAAATCTGTTTTTAACTCTTTACAACTTGATTCCATCCTTGCTCCAAGGTTTACAGCATCACCTATAGCTGTATAATCAAAGCGTGTTTCACTTCCCATATTTCCTATCACAGCTTCTCCTGACGATAATCCAATACCAATTTCAATACCTAACTGTGCTGCTTTTATTTCGTGTCTTATTTGAATTGCTGTTTTTATAGCAGCATCTTCATGATTATCTAACTCTATAGGAGCATTAAATATAGCCATCATTGCATCACCTATATATTTGTCTACCATGCCACCATTATCTTGTACAACTTTAGCCTGTATAGTTAAAGCTTTGTTCATTAGTTCTGTTACTTCTTCAGGTTCTAATTGTTCACTTAAACTAGTAAAGCCTCGTACATCAGTAAATAAATAGGTGCAATATCTTTTTTCTCCACCCAACTTTAATAATTCAGGATTGTCTTGTAATTTTTTAACTTGTCTAGGGTCTAAGTAATGTTCAAATTGTTTTTTAATTTGTTGCCTCAGTTTGTACTGCTCACTGTAATTTAAATAAAATGCAGTTGCTCCAGTAAAAAAACTTGCTATTAAAGACCATGTAACATCTACTAATAAACCACTTCTAATTAGATAAATACCATAATAAGATGTGCCAAATAAAACTAACCCAAAACCTAGCAATCCATAACTCAAATTTAAAGTATTTAATATTAGCCATACTAATAATGTCGATACTATTAATATAGTTATTTCTAGTAACAAAGCATAATTAGGTATGTAAGGACTATCTTCTATAAGTATTGATTCTGCTAAAGCTGCTTGCACATGATGCGGATAAACAAGACCTGTGGGTACAGCTACTTGTGGCATTACCCCTTTAGCAGTTACTCCTATAAATACAAACTTACCCTCAACATCCATTTCTTTTAATGTTGTCTTAGGAGTATCAACCCAACTTATCCATTTCCTGCCTAAATTATCTAAAGGTGTAGGTGGTATACCTGGTACTCTTATTTCTTCTATACCTGCTTCGCTTGTTTTTATTATGTAAGTGTCTGCACCAGCTAATACTTTTAACACTTGTGTACCAAACGATGGAGTCCAACCATCATTTGATTTATACAATAGAGGAATTTTTCTGACTAAGTTATCTATATCTACTGGTGCAGATACTAAACCTTCTTGTACATTTTTTTTTATTAAATCTATATTTGGTATATATCCTCTAGCTTCTATACCATATACATCTTGTCCTAATATTACAGTTCCTGTAGTAGGTGGTTTTAAATTATTATCTGTTTCAAAAGTTGCAACTACTGTAGGTATGTAATTTAAATAGTCTGCAAAAATTTGATCACCACCAAATCTATCTGCATCTACAAAACTTATTACCCAACCAACTCCTAATGCACCTTTATTTATAAGATCAACTTGTATTTGAGCTAAATCTTTTCTTGGAAATGGGTATCCGCCTCTATCTCTAACATCTTGATCTGTTATATCCAATATTACAAAATTACCTGAAGCTTCTTTTTTTTCTACAAAAACATCAAAAGTTTTAAGTTTTAAAGTTTCTACAAAACTATAATTTTGTACTGTAATATAAATAAAACTTATAATTATAAATAAATAAATTAAATGTTTTTTCATCCTGATCCTTGAGATATTCGTATCGTTGATGATGAACTATTATTAATAGTTATACTTTTTGATACACCATCTTGTATTATTAAAACAGAATATCCTTGATCAGCATTTAATTCTAAAGTTACATATTGATTTACATTACGAATAATTTTTATTTCATCGCCCTGTAATATAGTCACTATTTGTGTTTCTAAATCTTGTCCTAAAGAAGTACCAGTGATAGGTACAGCAGAAACAAACTGATTAAGCTCATCTTCTTCTTTTATATCTAGATCATCTATTACATCTAATAAGTCTTCCAAAAACTCTACTGATAAATAATCTATATCGAGCTCACTATAATCAAAGTCTTCCTCTAGTGCTAATAAATCTTCATTTAAAAAATCTATATCTAAATCTGTAAAATCTAAATAATCATCTCTTCTAGCTACTTGTCTTTCTTCTACTACAACTTTTTCTTTAGGCGGATTAATTATCAACATATTGTCAATAAACTGTAAATCTATATCCAACTCTATAGGTTCTGTAGGCGGCTGCTCATACACACTAGCTGTTGTAGCTTGATAAGGTTTATTAAGAGTTACCTGACCTGCAGCTGTAGAAACTATTATTTCACCACTAGATAAACCATTAGCATCAGGCAACAATATAATTAAAGATTCACCTAATTCATTTACAGTTACTGTAAAGTCTGTGCCTAGTATTGCTATGTCTGCTGTGGGTGTAGATAGAGTTACATTTTTTTTATTAAGTTTATTAACACTACCTGAAACAAATCTTATTGTGCCACTCGCAAAAGTAAGAGACATTTTAGATTTATCTGGATTAGGATTAAATATATACTCGTCAATAATTAATTTAGAATGCTCAGTTAATCTAACTTGGCTATCATCTAAAAATGTAATTCCTATCCTGCCGTTAGCAGTTTGAACATTATCGTAAGAGTTTATATCAAAATCTAATACAGCAGCAAATGGTTCATCTCTAACAATTCGACCATTGCCTTTAAGTTCTGTTATATCACCTATAGTATTAGCATGAAGTGGCAGTGCCAGAATCAGACTGTATAATACATACGTTTTGATTTGATCCATTGCTTTCTATTTTTAACCAATCTGCTGCTAAAGTTGATGATTGAGTAATATTGTATACATTTGAACTGCCAGTTAAATCTAAATAAAAATATCCAGCATCTGTAGAGCTATTACCATAACCACTACCTGTAAAATTAATAGTGTTACTATCACCAAATAAATCTACATAGTTAGTTGCATATTCAGAATCTATCTCATAGTCAAAAGCATTGCTATCACCATCTATTATCCAATCTAAATTAAGATAATCCACTGCTGATGATTCTCCTAAATCTACATCAAATGTGTTACTAGAACCTGTAACATCTATATTTAAATCTACAAAGTCTGCACCATTCAATCCAGAAGTATCTAAATCTATATCAAATATATTAGAATCACCATCAAATTCAAAGAAACCAGTAAAGTCAGAACCATAAAGACCTCCTGTCAAAAACTGGTTAGATGAGCCTATTTGATTGATATCTAAAGTCATACTCCCACCATTAAGAGTAGCACTTGTCATAGTACCAGCGACAGAATCAGAACCACCTATAATATTAGAACTACCTAGTTGTTCTAAGTCTATACTTGCATTACTACCTGTTTGATTTATATATATTTCATTATCATCTGCAATTACTGATAAAGTAAAAACAAAAATCATTTTATAAATTATTCTATTCATTGTACTCCCAGTATCCTTTTTCGATACCTAAATTAATTATATTAACAACTGCTGTTTC